TCGAACAAGCGATGGGATACGCCGTTTCCTCCGCTGACTGAAGAAATAAGCGGATGGTTTGCCGGGGACGTGTACGGAATCATGGCGGAGTCGGGCCGAGGGAAAACGTACTTAATCATTAAAATTATCGACTCACTTCTGCGGCAAGGCGCAAACGTCCTCGTCAAATCCTTCGAGGTTAAGGAATACGTATGGATTTCGCGGTTGATTTCGATAATAACGGCGGTAGACGAGATGTTCGTAGATGAACTCGGTCGTAAGTTAGGTATTCCGAATAAGCGGCTGCTATCCGGTAGCTTAGACGACATTGTATACGAGAAATTTGCGGAGGTCCTAGAAACGCTGGATACGTATTATCCGGGAACGCTATACTTCCAAGGTAAATCAGACGCGAATCTAACGCGAACACTTGACGATTTAGAGCGCGAATTATCGACGGGACAAGTTGACGCTGTATTCCTCGACCCATTCTACGGACTAACGGACGTATACGGGAAGAACTCGAACAATACGGCAGGGGGCGCAGCGGAACAGGCCGCGACTAGATTCGAGAATATCATCGGCGATAACGACGTGCTAGGATTCTACGCTGTACAAGCTACCGTCGAGAAGAAGCAAACGGACGACGACGAACAGCGAATGCTAAACTTGCCGACACGCGATCAGGTAAAGACGACTAAACGATTATTGGAAATCGCAACTAACCTACTAAGTTTCGATAGTATCGAGAAGGAAGGCGTCGCGATGCTTGGGATTGAAAAAGGTAGGTCGGGAGGCGAAGATTTCCGATTGGAATTGATGGCGCTTTTTGATTACGGGATTCTCAAGGAATTCGAAACAGGCGAAGCGGCTGCGGCTGACTTCCTATTCTAAACGGAGGTGAGCGTAAATGTTCAGGATGAAATTAAGAGGACACGATATAGAAACGTTAAACGGAGTTTGGGTTTATAGCGATACTCGAAGTCCTTCCGCGGGCAACGAAAGGCAATGCGGTTTTTGCGATAAAAGGAACACGCCGGAAGGTCACGACGGTTGTCTTGGCACATTACCCGGAATAATGAACGCTTGTTGCGGACACGGAAGTACTAATGAAGCATACGTCCAACTACTCGACGGGCATGGTGTATATGGAGAAGACGCGGTAAGTATTATCGAAATACTCAAGAAACGGGCGTGATAATGTATGCCGATAATTAAAATACGCGAACACGAAGTCGACGTCGACATAACCGCAGAACTCGAGGCGTTCGATTGGGGCTACAACGCGCGATGGTCGGCGGACAAGCTTATCGCAAGTAGCCCGTTCAGAATGGATTCCTCGCCGAGTTTCTTCGTATCATTAACCGGAGAGTATGCCGGGTCATGGGCGGATTCAGGCGCAATCAGCGACGAGTTCGTATCGGGTGGCTTCGTTAAGTTGCTGGCGTTCTTACGACTAGAGGGAACGGACGAAACAGCGGACTATCTACTATCGGAATACGGTCGCCTATATACGGACGCCGAAGACATCCGATTGCCAGCGCTGAACATCCGACAGCCTGACCGCTATAAAGCGCCCGACGGTCAACTATTAACGCAGGCAGTCAGCCCGTACTTAACGATGCGCGATATATCGAAGGAAGCGCAACGCTCATTCAACGTCGGCTATGGCGCCAATTACATCGGATTTACCGCAATGCCGTGGTATACGACAGATGGTCGGCTTGCCAACGTAAAGTACCGATCGACGCGAGGCAAGACGTTCTTCTACGAGAAAGGCGCAACGCCGATTCGCCGGCTAGTTTACGGGCTGAACGTTGTAAATGCGAACAGGTCCGATACGGCGGTATTGTGCGAAGGTGAAATCGATGCCATGTCGTGGGCGACTGCGGGTATGCCGGCGGTTGCTTGCGGAGGGTCATCGATTAGCGCCGAACAGATTGACGCGATTAAGCGGAGTAGCATACGGAAGCTACTATTGGGCGGTGATAATGATCCGGCTGGGCAGCGGTTGAATGCGGAGGTTAAGCGTCGATTAAGCGGATTCGTCGAGGTGTACGACGTGGATTACGGTAGGTATAACGATGCAAATGACGTGTTGAAAGCGGAAGGAACCGATGGCCTACGTCAATTGTCAAACTTTACCGTGTCACAATTGCGAGATAACAGTATACTTTTCCGTAATCTTCCTGTAATATACTAATTATGCACACGCATGTTCGCATTAAGTAATTCCTTAACCCGAACGCAGACGAGCGATTAAGCCCGTCCGCAACCGACTACTTGTTATATTCGAATAAATCGTCTAAGGTGCAATTGAGTATCAGCGCAATCTTTGCCGCAGTCCGTATGCTCATGTCCGTTCTACCGTTCTCGTAAGCGGAAATAGAGTAGCGAGAAATGCCGGTCAGAATTTCGAGGTCAGCTTGCGATAATCCTTGCGAGAGGCGTCGGTCGCGAAGTAAACAACGCAACGTAACGTCGATAGTCGCACACCTCCGCAGAATATTTTACCATATTCGAGGCGGACGGCATAGAAAAGACGCCCAATTAACGGGCGTCGTCAGGATTAACGAGAAATACTTCGACTATATCTTCGATGCGAACGCCGAGGTAACGGCAGATGATCGCGAGTTTATCCATCGATACTGGACGATCATTAAGTAGATGGCCGGTGATGTTCGAGATGATGCCGGTGTCGCGCGAAAGCTGGCGCATCGAGATTCCGCGGCGGTCGAGTATGGCGCGAAGTTTTGCGTAAGTAAACACTGTATGCAACTCCCTTCTAAATTATTACGCAAATTGATTGACATTATCAATCACTAGCTTTATAGTAATAAGTATAGCAGATGAAACATAGTTTAAAAGTTTTTTCGGAAGTCGTGTCCCATAAACAGAATTAATTTATACATTAAGAGTAGGAGGATGAAAATATGACGGACAAGCAGTTCGAATGTTATCAATACCCTTGGATACTGAGCGAATTACAAAGAGCAGTAAGTCGTGTGAGTCACCAAGTAGCAAATACAGAACGCATAGAAAGAAGAGCAACAGCTCGGATTGGCGAATACTTAAAAAGTGGTGAAGGTACTTACTTAAATAGAAAACACATAACCCGCTTGATTTACCAAGAAACATCGTTCGCATTAAAACATTCCAGAAGAGAATATGCAATGCATCTCGCCGACCTTACCTTAGATGACGGCGAAGGACAAGCAATTGAGTACGATCCCGAAGATGTCTTGGCGGACAGCAACTCGGGAGCATTAGAATTAGAAGAAACGATCACCCTTTTGGCGAAGGATGATCGTCGTAACAAAATGATTCTCAACGCGTGGGCGAATGGTCATACAGAAGCGAAGGAAATTTCCTGCATCTTGGCGGATGCGTTAGGTGGAAATTCCGAATCACATCGTAAACACATTCAGCGTTTCAAAAAATCATGTCGCACGGAATTAACCGCACTGGCTATTTAATTGTCGAAGCCGTCTTTAAGTACGTCTTCATTCGGTATTATAGCATATAGCCGGAAAACTTTTCAATACGCAGATAACGATTCTCACTTGTAAAAAAATCCAAATCCAATCGGAGGTTAACGAAATGTCTTTCTATACTACGTATTATACGCAATCAACGGACGAACTATACACGGATTCGCAACGAAATTTAAACGAAGCTAAATCGGTGTTCCTTCTATATAACGGCGCACTCGACGCAGACGAAGATCCGGCGGACTACTCGGCGCCAATTAAGGCGGTGCGCATCGCATGACAAATCGCAAACTTAAATACCGTCCCGCAGCGCACGCAATCGAACGTCTACGCGAATACTTCGGTGTAAAGGAAATACATGCGCTCGACTTCTCGAATGACTCGATGGTAGGCGCGCAGTTTGTAACGAATCAAGCGGACGGACGCCGGCTTTATAAAAACGACGAACTCGACGTAATGATCGTAGTTGCGGAGGATAACACGATTATCACGTATTTGCCGGCGTTGGATAAGCGGAGGGAAATCGAACGTACGGGCAAGCCACTGAATCCGGTCATATCGCAGGCAATTCCGAAAGCTGTAACGTCACCAACTAACGCAATAATCGAAGCAGCACACGCAACTATTCAGCGTGAGTTAACGAAGGCTCGACGCAGTTTCACGCGAGAATATCGACGCTTGACGGAAGAGATCGCAGTCATCGGATTGGAAATCGCCCGACATTCGCTAAACAAGGCGCGCGCAAGGTCGCCAATTACGCAGCAGCAAATCGCGGAAAAGGTGGCGGAAATACACGCCGAGCAGACGCGGTTGGCGGAACAGCGCAAGCGGGTGGAAACGGAGTATCGCGCGGCGAAAGCAGAGGCGCAACAGTTTATCGGAATGGAGGTGAGCGTATGACGACTATAATCGAGGACTTACGCGAAGGTAAGAAAGTAATAGAGGACGACGTTAGGGACGGTCAAATACGAACAAACCACTGTGGACGCGTAGTTATGGTGATTACGGACGTCCGATTTCCGGGCGGGTCCGCACGTAATAAAACGCTGACGTTAAGGGCTCTAATGATAAAAGAACAGACGAAATGTAACGGAGGAACGGGCATTCCATTCACAACGATACCACGCGAATATACCCGAGAAGAAATGGCGCATGATTTCCCGATAGTACTCGAAGGAGCGGTTTCCTTCTATAGTAAGACGCAATAACGAAACAAGCCGGCCCAACGCAGGCTATCGTACATACCGGTTGCAATTCGACTGTTGTGTACGATAGCGAGCGTTGGTACGAGAATACGATTAGCTACGTATTCAAGGCGAGGGTGGACGCATCCTTACCGCAATCCAACGCACGAACTAGACAAAAGGGAGCGGATTGAATGTCGAATTATCAATCGGGAATGGACGCACTGGACGCGCTAAACGCATCAACAGACGGCGGTAGCGGGGCGGAATTTACTAGCCTGAAATCGGGAAGCTCGTACTACGTTAAGGTGCTCGGGACGACGAATCTTATATCGTTCTTTTCATACGGTTTGTTCAAGGTTATCAATAGTTTCGTGGCGGCTAAACCTTCGCAAAAATCGAAAGCCGGCTATCCAGTCGCAGATTATACGCCTTGGGATCTCGCCTGGAAATTTCACAAAGACTTATCCGAGGATTTCAACGATCATCACGGACAGGAAGCCGGCAAGTATCGCGCCAAGCAACGGTTCGCAATGGGATTCTTCGACTTAACGTCGGGTATGCCGATTATCGTCGACGTCAGCAAGAATCAGGCACAGGCGATTCATGCGATTATCACGAAGAACGAAAAACGCCTCGGCAAGTTTGCGTTCGAACTAAGTAAAAACGGCAGCGGGACGAGCACTACGGTCAGCCTATCGCCAGTTATGGATTTCGACGATGACTTGACGCCGGAACAACAGGCAAACTTCGCTAAAGCGCCGGAAGAATTCGATATGACGTTATTTGACGGCTTGCTATTCGAAGTCGACGAGGCGGAGCAAATCAAGCTACTGACGCAAGCGGGCTTCGACGTTAAGCTAATCGGATTATCACCTGCAACTGATACGACAGCCACGGAAACGCCAGTAGATAATACGCAAGTGGCGGAAGAAGATTTACCCTTCTGATGTACGGAGGCCAAGCGCAATCAACAGGGAGCATCGGTCGCCACAGCGAACTGTTGGCGCAGACCGCATTACTAGCGAACGGGTGGACGGTACTCGAGCCAATCGTGCAAGAGCCGTTCGACATCGCGGTAATGCGTAGAGGCGATAAGACAGCGAAGTTGATACAAGTGAAAAGTATTATTAAGCGGAATAAGAGCGGCCGAGATTGGTTCGTCATCCGCGGCAAGAAGAATAACGGCGACGTATATACGCTAGATGATTGCGATTATTTTATCGGGGTTTACGACAACTGCGTCTATATGACGAAAACACGAAACATTTCAGAGTACTGGGCTGCGGTAGACGAAGTTGAAACGAAATGGACGCGGCTTTATACAACGATAGACTCACTGGATCATAAGGCAACAAAAACGGAGGGGTAAGGAGTGTATTCAGTATACCGAATTAAGAATATCTACAACGGCAAAGTATACGTAGGATCTACTGTAAACTTTCGACAACGCATCCATGCGCACTTCAATAGGGCGAAGGCAGGCACCCATAGTAATAGAAAGTTCCAGAAAGATTATATCCGATATGGAGGAAAGGACGCCTTCGAAGTTATGCTGCTCTGCACGGCAAGTACGGTAGAGGACAAATTTCGCTTCGAGGACATCTTCATTAAGGGATACAACGCGGAATATAACATTTTGCCAAACGCAGGAACCCAAAGGGGTCGAACATATACCAACGCTACAAAAAAGAAGATGTCGGAAGCCGCTATACGCCGAGGAAGTACGCCGGAGCAACTAAAGCGATTCAGCCAACTAAGTACCGGCAGAATACATTCAGCGGAAGAGCGCGAGAAACGAAGACAGACTCATTTAAGGCTTCATGCGGAAGGTAAAATAGACTCATTTAAGAAGGTATCGGACGGCGTTGCATTCGATATTATGCGAGCGCACGGGAAAGGGTTTAGCCGACGCACATTATCGGAGTTATTAAACATACCGCTTTCAACAATAAACTCTATATCTACGGGAACGACGCGGAAACGAATCTATAAACAATATCTCGAATCTCTAGGAGATAATGCACCGACACTATAACGAAACGAGGCGGTTATATAATGGCGAAAATGACGATGCACGGCGTAACTTACGAAGGAACACCGGAGGAACTGCGCGAAGTCGTGCGGACGTTTGAGGTAGCGGCGGTCGAAGCAAAGCCGGAATATTTAACGGTTAAGCGCGAAGCTAAGGCCGGCGAACGGGTTCTAATTACGAACGCGCAGCTGTCGGGCGGAAAATACAAGGATGGTGATGTGCGGATGGTAACAGCGGAGCACGATTCCGGCGTATTTGTAACGGAGCATTCAATCGGATTACTGCACCGCGAATACGAAGTCATCGTCGAACCTACGCAAGCCAAGGCGCCGGCCGACAAACTATCGCACAATGGCGCCGACTACACACTAGTTGACCGCAAAGCACAGGCGGGCGATGTCGTGATTGCGACGGCGGAATCGTCGAGTTGCTGGGTACGTAAAGGCACGCCATACGAAGTCACGGAAAGTAGGAGCGGACGCACGGAAGTCGAGGGTTACGGCGTATACACCACGCAATACAACCGCACGGAAGCAAACGTCCTCGTCTACGAAAAAGTCGCGGAAGAGGCGCCGAAGGAATACCCGCAGGAAGGCGATATAGTCCGCGCGACTTGCGATTACTTCGACTTCGTAGAAGAAGGCGATCTAGGCGTAGTAATAAGAGCCGACGGAACTAATCGGCCATTCACACGATTCGACCGCGAAGATCCGCTTTATGCTCACGTCGAAATCGTAGCCCGCGCAAAGGATCGAGTCGATGTCGCATGAATTGCGCCCAATGCAACGCAAGCATATCGCCTGAGGACGCAGCGTACGACGAAAGGCAGGCGCAATACTTCTGCAACGTCGACTGCTTCCGTGATTGGGCGGACGAGCATTTCGAGGTAATTACGGAGTTTTACGAGAGGATGAACGTGGAATGAATGACGTAAAACTAACGCTAAATATCCGACATCCTACCGCAAATACTGACGCGCTATCGAAGGCCGCTACGAAGAAGCAGGCGGCGACGGAAACGATGGACGAGGCGTGGGTGCGGATTCTGGCGATGAAGAATAGTCTTCCCGACGAGCAACGCCTTCTCGCCGTCAAGCGCGGCATGGAAGCGGGACGTGTCGGAAGGGATTCGCCAGACAAGCGATTCTCAAAAGCGGAAGCTTTGCGCGCGTGGCGAGTCCTCGACGTCGAAATACAAGCGAATCGCCTCCGGGAAATGGTCGATAACATGCCGTCAAACTACGAATTGATTACGGATAAACCCGCATTTGAGCGATTCCTTAAGATACTCGAAAGCGAGGACGAAATAGTCTTTGACGTAGAAACTACAGGGGATGACGTCTGGTCCGATCACATCGTCGGTCACGTAATC